TACCGCAAACGCTACGGCAGCACATGGACCGGAGGCAAATGTAAGGTCGCGGCGGTTTTGTCATAGCTTCGCGGAAATTTTGACACTTTTAAAATATCGACTGTGCCAAATAAATTTCAATTCGGAAAAGCAAATAAAGCGACGCTCCCGTCGCTTTTCTTTTACCAGTTGCAAATAACCAATTCTCCGCTTGTTTTGCCTGTCTTATCCCTGCCTACGGTATAAGCCAGCTCCAGTTGGGTAATACGAAAATCTTTAAACAAAGCCCGTATATCTGGGTGGTCGTTGATGGATAACATGACCTTGCCTTTGCTTTCTACCATTGCCTTTGCCAGCAGCTCATATTGAGACCAATCAAAAGCACTATCGTAGCCCGCTGTCTGCCAATATGGTGGATCAGTGTAAAAGAAAGTGTGTTCGCGGTCATATCGTTTGAAACAACGCTCCCACGACTCATGCTCTATATAAACACCTTTTAAACGGTCTTTAGCAGCCTTTAATTTAGCTTCGATTTGCGACGCATCCCACGCTTTTGACGTGGTAGCCGTACCAAAATGTTGATGGACGGTCTTGCCGCCGAAGGCGTTGTGTTGAAGGTAGAAGAACCGGGCAGCCCGTTGAATGTCGGTCATACATTCAGGTGGGGTGTTTTGCAGGTTGGCAAAGGTCTCTCGGCTGGTCAACACTACACGCCCAACTCCAAAACGGCAGCATCGGGGGCTTGGCTGATAATGCGGTTGGTACGCACATCGTAAAAGACCCGTTGACTTAAGGCAGCCTGACCGCTCAAAACGATATTTCCGCCGCTTTGCGTTTGTGCCGCCCATAAGCCGCCGCCCAAATCGCCTGTTATTTTGGCGATGCCGCGCTGTTCGCGGTTGAGCAGTGCCGTCAGGTTTTGATACAGATTGGTCATTTTGTTACTCCCAACAAATAGATAAAAGGTCGTCTGAACATGGCTTTCAGACGACCTTTAAAGCAGTCTTAAAACGACTCTAATCACTCGTCCAAATAGCGGTCGATGCTGACATTTTGAGTAACGACAGGTGCGTCGTTTTCGATTTTGACCTCGACCGATACGCCAACAACCACGCCCTGCCAATTGCCCGACGGCTCGCTGATTTGCCAAATTTCGCCCAAATTAGCCATCGGAATCGCGTATTTATCCGATACAGGCAGCGATACGGTCTCGCGCTTATGGACACCCGTCGCGCTCAAGGCGCCAATACCTGCCGCAAGCAAAACAGGCTGGTCGGTATAAAGCGCGTGGGTCAGCGCGGAGGCTCGCGGCTCGCGGTTGCTGCCATTGCGGTACACATCCGCGCCCTTGCCCTTGTTATGGCTCGGCCACACATAAATCCCGTTTGCCCGCTCGGACACGCTGCGCTGCCCGCTGATGCCGAAAATCACGCTGGCAGGCACGGTCACGTCTGCCGCAGCCTGCTCCACCTCCCAAGCTGCCGATTTCCACTTCGGCTTAAATCTCAGGGTTGGCTTGGCGCGGTCGCTCTCAATAAACCCGCCCGCCGCTTGCGCCAGTTCTTGCAATACCGCTATCGGCGTTTTGTCCGTCAATGCGTACACGTCAGCAGGAATCAACCAATCCGCCATCGTCCATCCGTCCAAACCCACCCCCGTCGGTCTCAAGACCTCTGTGGCGATTTGTTGGGCGTAGATAGGGTTACGGTATGTGCCGCTGCCTTTCGGTGCGTAGTCCGCGCCCAAGCGGGCGGTAACGCTCCTGCCCGTTACCGTATAGCTTTTCTGCCCGAAGCGGCGGTTGTCGCTGTAATCCTCAGCGAGAATGACAAAAGTGTCCGCATTGATTTGCACCTTGATTTGCGCTTCCTCACCCTTTGCGCGCGCGTCGGGATTGATTTTCGCGAAATCTTCGGGCGAAACGGTCAGGCTGCCTTGCCAGCAGTAGCCGCCCGTATCGGCGGTAAACGAGGCGGAAAACAACTCAATCGGCTGCCCGTCCGCCGTGGTTTTGACGGTGTTTTGCATGATGTATCCGTTTAAAACAGGGGTTTTTGCCGTATCAAAACAAGCGAACGGCAGCGGGATATGACGCGGGTCGTGCGCGATTTTCCTGCGGTAAAACCGCAAAGCAAGGCGGTTTGACGGCGGGCGGATGCCGCAGACGTAGGTTTCGGGGACGGGCTCCGGCTCGACCGGAATCTCATAGTATTCGCAAGGGACGGTAACGGCGGGCAGGGATTTAGGGCTGAAACAACGCGCCAAATCCGCTGCCTCAAGGATGTCCGATTGCAGGCAGCCAACCAATAAAGCGTCGTCTGAAAACGTACTGTCCGCGTAGCTTTCCAATAGCTCGCCCGCCTGAGCCGCCTGCGCATCGCCGCCACAGCCCGTCAAAAACAGGCTGCCTGTCGTGTCCGCGCCGGAGCAGCCGTCCAGCCCGTCCATCGCGCTTTGAACACCTGCCGCACACGCAGAAACCGCAAACGACGGCTCAGACAGCGATTTCAGACGACCTTCAAGCGCAGTCATCTCCTCAAAGGTCGTCTGAAAACAATTGGCAACGTCAACAGCCTCAACCGACACCCCCGACATTCCTACCGCCGCGCTACCGCCCGCAAAACCACCGGACAAACAAGCCGACCCCGTCCCCGCCTCATGTAAAACAAACCCCCATTCCCCCGATACAGCGGCATAGCCTGCCGGCGGCGCGTAAGGTTCGGGCGGCTTGGGCTTAGGCGGCTCAATCGGCGCAACCGCACCGCCTGCCGCAATATGGCGAAGCGGACGGGTAAACGGTATCGGTAGTCGGTTTGACGGCTTACGCTGTGTAATCAACGCCCCGAAAGGCAGCGGAATCCGCGCGGAATCGGTATAGGCTTTGGATTTATCGTCAGACATTTCAGACGACCTTATCCGCCGTCAGTATCGACGTAGGGCTTGATGAAATCATAGGAGACAGGCTCGTATTGCTTTTTATGGTCAAGCGCAACCATAAGGAACTCTTTCTCCGGATTTAAAAAATCAAAACGGTATGTCCCGTCCGGCTTGCTCCATTGGGTACGGATAACTTTAAAATTTTGCCGCTCAAAAAGCAGGATTTTGCGTTCCGCAGGCTGTCCGCCGACAGAAACAATCCCCTCCGCCTCGCCTGCAATATAGCCACGACCGCCATAAATGGGATCGGAAAACCGAAGATTATCTGTATTAAGCAATCCCATTACATATCCCACGCCGTCATATTAATCAGAAAATTTCTCCCGATACCATTATTAGCATCGGAATAACCCGTAGTAAAAATTAAAAACTCATCCGTGCTGTTTTCCAGTTGATATTTTTCAAAACAGTTTTGATTTGAATACCATGCTGTCGCTGCTCCAAGCAAACCTGGAATCATTCCGCGAAGATGACCATTTTGAAATGTATAAAAAGGACTGGCGATCAATTGCCTCGAAATACTATCGACTGCCTCATTTGTATTGATGGAATAAGAAAACAATGACCGTAGAAATCCTTGATAGGGAGTTTTATCATCCACACTCCCTGCAAAAACAGAAGATTTGGCAAAACTACTTTCGAGGCCGTAATTCCCCAATCTAACAGACATCAATAGCATATTTGAAATATCATAAGGAGCTGCACTATGAAAATCACCAAAAAATAAAGCAGTCGCACAAGGAGTACGCTCATACCCATTCGCGCTATTTCGCTCATACACTCCCCCAACAATTAACCAAAAAGCCCTGTTATTACCGATTAAGATCCAGTCTCTCCGTTCTTTGCAATAGAGTTCATTTATGCCATTAGATGACTCTGGTGCCATTCCTTCATAGCCTACATGCGGTTCTAATCCCCATAAAACCTTAAATCTAGCTTTCACAATCCCATAATATGAATCCGAACCTCCATTGACTAATAAATATGCTCCTGCCGATTTTTCATGTTTTGACCGAAAGTAGGCGGCAGTTTCCGTTTCCTGATGGATTTCCCAGCCCAGCGGCTCTTTCCGATTCTCGCCCTCGCCATAACCCGTCACCAAACAAGCCTTTAAAACAGTTTTAAACGCTCCAGCATCAGTCGTCAGCTTGGGCGCACCTGCGTCATCCCAACGATAAACCTTTACTGGTACTCTTTCTGTATTAAACATTTCAGACGACCTTTGCTTTAAAAATAAAGCCTTATTAAAGCAAAAGCCCCGAAAATCGGGGCTTGGCATGGTTGCAGTCGGGTATCTTATTTGCCATTAATACGCTTAAACTCGCCGCGTTTGGCTAAATAAAACGGGAAGGCGACAATCCAAATCAACAAACAGGCAAGAAACCAGCTAATCGGTCCCATATTACCCATCCCTTGAATCTGTCCTTTTTTAACGCCTATCGTTTGAGCATCAATCAATACCCAAATACTGGTTGCGATAACAATAATAGTAATAAGATTCATAGTTTCCCTTTTGTCTTATTAGTTAATGATGTTGATATTTTAAATTAAACGGCATTAAAAATAAACAAGCGGTAATAAAAGGTCGTCTGACACTCCTTCAGACGACCTTTATTCTTTACGCCTACTCAGCCACGGTATTCCCCCGCAAACAGGCGGTAAAGCCGTCGCGCCCGTCCTGCCTGTCGGGTGAGGGCTGGACGCTGCGGAGAATCCACACGGGAAGCGGCGTGCCGTAGGTGTTGAAACGGATGCAGTTTTGAGTCGACCAGCCGCCGCCGAACGCTGTCGATTTAATCGTAAAGTACGGCTTACCTGTTGCGGGATTGGCGGGGGCGAGGTCGGTCAGGGTATCGCTCTTGGCGACCAAGCCCAACTGCTCGCCGTAAAGCTCGAATTGGTTGGCAGTGGTAAATTTAATCAGCCAACGCTCGGTAATCGCGCCGTTGCTGGCGAGTTTGATCGGGTAGTCTTTGACATTTGCCTTTGCCAAAATCGGCTCGCCGCGGCGCACGTCCGCCCAAACGTTATCCCATGCCTGTTGCGAGAAAGGCTCGGTCGCGCGTACCAGCAAATCGCCGCCGATGAGGGCAGATGAAACGTAAGTCCCTGCTTTGGGGTAGGCGCGCGAAATGGCAAATTGCAGTTTCAGACGACCCGAAATATCGACGCCCGTAATGCGGTTTTCTTCTTCCCACGCGCAAACGGCGGTCAGCGGCAGGGTGTATTGCGACAAGTCCAACGGCTCGCCAAAGGTAATACTGCCCGCCTTGAGGTCTGCCGTGTATTTTTCGGCAAGGACGTGTTTGCCCTTGCTGTCGACCAAACAGAGACGGTCGAGGTTTTGACGGTTGAGCGTGATTTTCTGAGCGGCGGTAAACGCGCTGCCTAAATCCTGCTTGAGCCGATTGGAAATCACAACCATATCGCCCTTGCGGAACACAGGGACTCGTCCGTCGGCAGGCAGGCGCACGGCATCGATGCCAATAATGGACGAATCTAAGGGCAGATTGTCTTGAGTCACGGCGTTGTAGCGCAGCTCTTCGGGATAAAATCCGTCCGCCCGTTTGATTTCGTAGAAACCTGTTTCGTAGTCGATTTTCCCCGTAATACCGCCTTCGATGTTGCCTTCGGCATTACTACGCCCGACGATGTCGCCGTTGTTGGCATAAACAGTAAAACTCTCGGGCTTGACCGGCGCGGCGGGGGTACGCCCTGCATAAGAGAAAATCTTAACCTGCGGCAAACGGACAACCCCGCCCGTAACCTTGAGGCTTTGGAATTTGATGGCAGGGTCGTTGATGGACACCTCGCCCGATGTGGACAATGTGCCGATATTTTCGCCGCTGCCTTTGGCTGCATCCCAGTTTTTATAAAGCGTGCCGCCGTATTCGACGATTTCGGTCGTCCCGTCTGAAAAAGACCATGAATTAAAGATGCAGGTACTGCCTTGGTCAAAGTCAATCAAGACATTAAATGTCAGCCCGCCTGCCAGACGCCCGCTTCGGGGCTTGGCGTGGGACGAGTCGGCGGACAAAAATTCCGCATTCCAGTCGCTGAAGGACATATCGACGGTTTTCTTGGCGGTTGCGTCTTTTTCCTGCGCGCGCCATGCGGCACCCAAGGTCGAATAAGACTTGGTCGCCCAAGCCAACGCCTCCACCCGCAACGCGGATTTAGGCACAATCAGCTTGCCGCCGTCCCAGCGGATACCCTGCACGGCGTTTTTACCCGCTTTCCAGCCGCCTTTGACTGCGAGCAGACTGATGCGCGCCGTACCTGATTTAATTTCTTTTCCGGCAGAAATCGCCATTTTCATCTCCTATCTAACCGCTGCGCCATACCAATTCGACACCGTGTACTCTGTCTCTTCAGATACTTGCCCTTTGACATCCAAGCTGAAGGCCGACTGATTAGGCGTAGCGTCCTTGAATACCAGCTCCCAATGCGCTCCCTTATCCTCCGCCGTCATGCCGTAGCCTGCGCCGCCGACCACGCTTGCGCTGATTCGGCGCGTCTCTTCGCAGGCATATTCGACCGTGTTGCTGTTGATGTAGCGGGCGGTCGAAATCACGCCGTTGAGGTAATCCACCGACCCCTGCATATCGCCCGTCAGACTGCCGTTTCCGTCGTCGCTGGCGGTTTTGGTGCCGCCATCCTGCCAAGTCAATACCAACGTACCCGGCTTGATGGGATGACCCAAGCCATAGGTGCATTTGCTTTCGGCAGGTTTCGGCGTCGCTGCTGTCCCGGTCTTACCGCCGTCGGATGACGCAAATCCCGAAATCCCGCCCCATTGGAACACAAGGCGGCTGCCGACATCGGGCAATACGGGCAGATTGAGCACGACCGAGCCGGTTGCAGACGACACCGTGCCTGCCGCTTTACCTGCCTCATCGCGCAACACGCCGTCGCCCGAATCGGCGAGCAGATACCAAACGCCCAACGCCATAAACGACACTTTCAGGCTGCCCGCAACGGGGGCAGGTGTCAGCAGCGGCGCAAACGCCGTGCCTTGGTTGGTCTCTTTGATTTCAACGGCGAAGGCAAACCGCGCTGCCGACGATTTGGCGGCGGGGATGGCGGAAACGGTATAAGTCCCGCTCGGGATGCCGCTCAGACGGCCTTTTTCATAGTCGGCTTGGATGATATCGTCGCCGGAGACCAACTGCCCCTGCGCATTGTCTTTGTAGTTGCCGATTTTGATGCTGCCCGGCAAAAGCGAATGGGGCATTGTCAACGTGCCGCCCGATACATAACCGCGAAACACCTGTTTTTCAGGCGCGGCAGCCACCCACATATCGCCCGCGACGGGATATTGGTCGGCATACGGCGTCTCCACCGTCGAAGTCGGTACCAGCTTTTCGTAGATACTGGCAACCGTCAACGACGCATCACCCGCCTTGAGGTCGTCTGAAACGGGCTTCACGCCGTAGTAACTCGCCGAATCAGCAACCTGCGTCTCCAAAATCTTGACCTTGTTGCCTGCATACCCTTCGACCGGGTAATCGACACCATCAAAATCGCGCGTCAGCGGGTTGGTCGTTTCCATTTTGACGACACGGCGGCGGATTTCTTTGGTTTGTCCACCAGCCAAGGGGATTTCAAACGTCCGCATTTCGTGCGTCAGATTGGCGATGCGGAAATATTCGGTAATCCGTTCGGTCTTGGCATTGGTTTTGTCTTCATGCTGTAAGCAATACCGCTCGCCCACTTTAGGCAGCGGGGCTTCCTCGCGCTGATATGCCTGCACAAGGCGCACGCCCGCCAAATGCCGCCCCATCAGCGTCATGCGGCTTTCCACTGTCGGTACGGAATAAGCCTCGATACGCGGCATAATGTCTGCGCGGCTCTCGCCGTAGTTGCGCGCCTTAAACGCTAAAAAAGACACGTTTTCAGAGGTCGGCGGCTCGGTAATGACAAAATGACCGCCATAGAGCGGCTCGGAGTCGTTACGCAGGACGGCAGGGTAGAGCAGGCGCGCGTCCAAACTGCCCATCGTGCGGTCAACGTCGGAAACGGGCGGGAAAATCTCGTTATCCTCGCCCGTCAGCGGCTGCCCCACCATCAAACCGCCGCCGTCAGGCGTATCGGTCATGCGCTGGCTGGGGTAAATCTGCAAATCCTGTTGCGTCAGGCGCGTTGTTTTTTCCATTTTGAAACCTTTTTTAAATCCTGTTTAAACCTGTTTTCAGACGACCTTAAAACGTCATCAGGCAGAGCTTGGCGGTATATCGTTCGCTGTCTACCTCCGGCGTTGAATAACGCACCGGCTCGACGCTGCCCAAAGCCGCGTCATGTGTGCGCCAAACAACATTAAATTCGCGCCCGTCGTAATGCGTCAGCGTCATTTCCAATTCGGGGACGTCCGTCCAGTCTCGTAAAGTCCGCAAAGACCCCAAGTCCAGCCATACCCAATCGCCCGACAACGTAATCGGGCGGCCGTTTGCCTTGATTCCCTGCTGGATCACCAATCCGCCCGACAGAGTGCGCTGCGGCGCGGCCTGCGCCACCTTATTCCATGAAAATTCATCTTCCCAGCGCATATCCTGCGGCAGGCGGACGCTTGCGCCGGTGTCTTTGCGCTTTAAAATCCAATCGGCCATTTCAGACGACCTTTGCCTAAATATAAAACCCCATTAAAGCAAAAGCCCCGAAAATCGGGGCTTGGCATGGTTGCAGTCGGGTTTATATCTGCCGCTTGAATTAACTCGTCCGCTTGAACGAGTTTTCCAGTTGCGTCATCAGGCTGCCGACTGCTCTGTTGGCGACTGCTTCGTCGCGTTGCGCCAAAAGGCGGTTAAGCTCGTCTGTATTGACGTTGACCTGCGGATTGCCAATTTGTTGCAACTGGCGTGCCACGTTGTTGCTGCCGCTTGCCGTGTTTTGGCTGCGGGCGCGTTCCTGCGCGGCAGATTCGGCACGTTTGTTGCGTTGGCGGTCGTAAATCTGCTGTTGCAACTCGATTTGACGCTGGTATTCGCGGGCGATGTCGCCCTGTCCCAGTTGCTTGGCGTTTGCCAGCTTTTGGTTCAGCTCGCGCAGCTTTTTCTCCTGCTGCAAAGCGTAGCCCGCTTCGGCGTTGCCGTTGAGTTCGGCAAGCTCGGCTTCTAGGGCGCGCGTCGCGTCGCTTGCCTCTTGGCGCAGCGCGTTCAGACGACGTTGCGCGTCAGCAATCGCATTGCGGAACTTGGTCAGCTCGGTATTGCCCAGCTTGTCGGCAGCCGCTGCAGCCGCACTGGCTGCATCGTTCAAAACACCCTGCGTCAACGCACCCTGCGCCGTTGCATCGCTCAACCGCTGCATGGCGGAGTTGGCAAGGTAAATCTGCTGGGTGTAGTCCTTCATGCGCCCGATTTGCAGCGTCGCCTCCATGCCGATTTTGACGCCCCTGAATTTTTGGTTCATCAACTCAAGCTGTTCGTTGTTGAACTTGACGTAGCCGCCCGTCTGACTGAGCCGGTAGCCGTAGTCGGTTACGGCTTTGGCGGCTTTTTCGGTCGCTGCCGCCGCCTTTTCCGCACTCGCTGCCGCATCGTCGTTTGCCTTGACTACCTTGCTGACGGATTGGGCATGGCTTTCCACCCGCTCCGCTCTGTTGTCGCG